TATTGATTTTGATTTTGATTTTATTTTTAATAGTGTAAATGCGCCTCCCAAAAGTATTTACAGTATGCCCATTTTATAATAAGGCCGCGTTTTACTTGTTCGTCGGTGTCGTTTCCGCTAGAATGCAAGTGTCCAGGGATAAGCGCGCGTTGCAATGCGGGCGGAAGAACGTATTGAAGCTGTTCGATTGGCGTGATGGGGGATTTTGGCTGGGTTTGAAGCAATACCGTTGTTATTGTTGTTGTTGTAGGAATGAAACGCGCCAAGTCTTGTAACAGCGGCGGGTACATGTATTCGTATTTCCATTTCCAGTCAATGCACCCGTACGTGTAATATGAGAAGGTCCATTCAAGTCCTTCCAAGTAATTCATACAGTATGCTTTGCACCGCTTGTCGGTTACCGGCTCATCAAACAGTGCGTGATAGTATCTGCGCTCCCAATTGGGTTTGGTGGGATCGATATAATATTCCAGTCCGCGCTCTGTCGAAGGCAAGTGCAAAGTTTGTTCTGAGGTTTCGCACTTGTCAACAATCAACTCATATGCGGTTTCATAATTCTCACCCCAAATGCGGGTCATATCATGAACGCGCTCCCAGTCACTATGACCACCCCGTTTTTTATTTCGTAACGCGTGCTCGCCAATCAATCGGTCGTGCTCGGATGCAGCCAAATGTTCAACGAATATGCGAACGTTAGCCCAATCAATCTGCGGTCTTTTACTAGTACTGGCACCGTCACTTTCATCAAATACGATGAAGCTGCGATTGCGACTCTGATGTTGTGACTGATCTTGCGTGTGACTATTTTTGAAGACGGTGCGATACGCGTCCATTACGGTTGTGGGACCGTTGGTGCGAATATTCATACTTGGGAAATGCGGCATGAAATCGTTCCCCATCATGAAAAACATGAAAATGTAATCGTACACTAAATACTTTCGAACGACTGGGTCAATCAGAGACTCGGCTTTCGTCATGGCATTGCCTGCGTCTGTGGATACTGTGATATGTCGGGCAATACAGTCGGCCATGTATGGAATGTCCACATAATACTGTTCGTTGGGTCGAAGACTGGAGTCAATGGACCGGATGAATTCGGGGGTTTCGCGGTACAGGAATATACGACTGGATATATGTAGATGGTTTAAAGTGAGCATGATGAGATCGGCATCAAGGCCGTATACTAGGGTAACTTGGTCGCGGTGCTGTTCAGGATTAGCACGAATGTGCTCGAAAAGTTTATGTTCGCCCTCACCGGGTTCGGTACTCGTAGAGAGAATATATTGGGGCCCTCTTGGAATGCTCTGAGCCGCAGCGTACCGCGTCATCTCAGTGTGTAACTTATTCATGAACTCCGTTCCAGGGGTGATGCATGCGGTAGACCAAACGTCGGCGGAACGCAGGGGGGCTTTGTCAGCGCAGTGGGGTTTAAGGGGGTGCTCGTCGCCCCCTCCATTATCGATCGCGGTAGAAAGCCACGTCTTGAACCGCCGTTCACGCTGCTGGTTCAGCTTTGCGGCAGGTGCGACGCCGTCAAATGCGATGAAGACGCTATGTGTAGGGGATACGGTTTTCACGTACCCGCTGATGCTGTCACACACATAAGAAATGATAGCCGCCTCGTATGCATCACGATTCGCGGACGTGTGGGGAAGTTTAACATCTCGAACCGCATTGTAAATGAGCCCGTTGCAGTCTAGATATAAATTAGATACTGGTACGCCCAGACTAGAAATGGGTTTTACGATAGACTTGTAAGTTCGAACCGCGTGGACAAAAAAACTCGGAATTCCCATTGTATAAAAAAATAAAAATATATAAATATATGGGTATATGGATATATTACATACTGCGATATGTTTATATGGTTTGAAGGTTGGGTTTATTATCGATACGATATGCTAGACGCTAGACGGGTGCTGCTGCCTGGACGGTGCTCCATAGCGCGTCGCATACTGCGCACAAGTAGACGTATTTCATATTTTCTTCATCGTAGCGGATGTAGATGACTTCCCTTGGAACAGATGCTGATCCCGATCCTGATGCTGATCCTGATGCAGATCCTGCACTTGAAGAGTCGGACGTTTGAGGGTTACTTGCGCAAAGCGCGTTTGGGCATTTTACATGCCCGATTCGTGGAAGTGTCGGGTCAAGTTTCGTGTATCGATTGATGATATTCCCATAATTTTGAGCGGTACTTTTGATCTGCAATTTTGAAACGCAAATTTCTTCACGCACGGGTTCGCGATGTCCGCAGTTTCGGCAATAATGAACCAGTGATCCAGAGGACCCAGACCCAGTATCCGATTCTGATTCAGGTGTTGCGGTTCCAGGATCGATGCAAATATAGTACATGTTATCACATCTAGCGCAAAAGTGCATTTTCTTGTTCTTGTCTTACTGTGTTCTTGATTATTGGGGTCTTACTTATATTATGTAGACCGTTATTTATTTAATATTCGCATCAATTTAATTGTTTTTATTTTTATTTATTTATTTTATTAATTTAAACCTAAATAAATAAGTAGTAATTAAATTAGACACAGTTAAATTAAATTAGACAATTAAACAACACAAATAAAATAAAATAAATACTATGTCCGAGGCAGCAGCAGCAGCAGCAGAAGATAAAGTAGCTGCTGTTGAGAAATTAACAAAAAAACGCCTCAAAATAAAGGACGCGATAGATACCGCAATTCAAAAGTTTTCTGAAAAGTTAAAGGAGGGCACCGACACAAAATATGCAAGCATACTCACTGAGTTAAGTGGTAAAATCAGTAAAGTTAGAACCGAAATAGATGCAACATTTGTAGTTAAACCTAAAACAGGAAAAAAATTAGAAGTAAAACTGGAATCTCAACAATTACCTAAAGATAAAGTGACTGAACTTATCACGGAACATGAGAAAGATGCAATATTCGTAGTTACGGGAGGGAGTTTCAACCCGCCGCATAATGGGCATATTGGAATGTTCCAAAAGGCATATGATAAGCTTATGGAAGTGGCCGCAAATAAAAGTAAAAAAGTGTACGGTGTTATGGTTCCTGCTTCAGACGATTGGATTGAAAAAAAATTATGTAAAGAGGCAAAGAAAATAGAGAGAGACTGTACCTCAGAAGAAATGAAAGAATCCGTCTCAGCTGACAATATTGAATTGAAACGTATTAAAATGTCCGGCCGAGTAGACCTATGCAAACTGTCGTGCGATAGCTATGCGTGGACTGATAAAGGTAAGTTTGGTGCAGAAAATATGATTGTTGTCAATGACCCGATTGGTGCACAGGGAGAAGAGTTTACATCAGCGGAGAATACCTATTACTTATGCGGCAGCGATTATTATGCATCTAATGGAGCTGGCCCATATAAATTTATATGCGTTCTTAGAAAAGGGGTTACACGTAGTACTGGTGGTAGAGCAAACCAAATACATTTTGATAATCCCCCAATAACGGGCGATGCTAGAACATCATTTGTTGTTAAAGACACCGATATTATAATCGAAAATGATGGCGAGGATAATGACGCGTCGTCGACGATGTTACGAAACATATTAACTAAAATTCATAATGCTGGAATTGGCGACACGTATGATGCAGACGAGCCTACAAAAAAACTCTTAACAAAACAAGTTTATTGTCGGTTATTAAATATGGGGTATATAGTTGGAGATAAAGGTATATCGATTTCGCAATCATTGGCATGCGGAGGAAGTAACGACACAGATTTTAAACTCAAGGGTATAACCGGTGTTGCAACCGGTGGACCTCGTAGTTTGTGTAATATAGGAAGTATGTGTTACATGAATGCTGCACTTCAACTTTTTTATTCAATAACTGATTTTAAAACCGCGATTAAAACACCTACCAACCCACTGACAGAGTATTTAAATGCGATGGATGGAGGAGTTAATTGCGATCAAGCAAGACAATTAGCCAGAGCGTTGTACGACCTTGCCCAAGGTGGAGCCGGCGGCAAGGCCTTTACTGACCGCAGTTTTAATAATCAAGAAGACGCCAGTGAGTTAATTACGAGAGTACTCTCAGACACTATGTTTAATGCGTGTAAAAAATCTATAGAGTTTGTTAGTTCTATTGCTAACATATACACTGGACTAAACGAAATTGATAAGACGTGTAAAAGTATAATAAATGAAGAATCAAAAAAAATAGTTCTCGGAGATCATGACAAATTGATATCTCTTTCTCCACAAGAGACCGGAGCCACTCTTCTACTACCTGTTACTGACGGGGACACTACACTTACTACATTTAAGGAAGTATTTGATACATATCTTAAAGCATATACGGATATAGAAGCAGGGACTGATGATTCAAGCAATACGAAGCCGCTTACTGACCCAAATGGTATAATTTACAGCCTTCCTGACAGCATGATGACTATAACCAAAGACTCCGGGGGTATAACCGTATCTAAAGCATTAAAAGAGAAGTGTAAGCCCTTAACTAAGGTTGAATCGACGACGACTTCCAAAGATAAACCATATAAACTGATGCATATTAAAAATAAAACATATATTTCTCCAGGACCCACCCAGAAGTATTTCATTGTTATTTTAAAAAGAACTATTTCTGATGGTAAAGAAGGCCAGATTAAACTCAAACACTCTGTTGATCTCGAAAACGCAACTATTAATATAGGTGACCGCAAATTTACAATAACGGGATGCGTCTGTCACCATGGACCAGATTCAAAAAGCGGTCATTACACGTATGTATCATTTGAAGGTGGCAAACCAAAAATGGTATACGATGATAGTAATATAGTCAACTACGCTACATACCTTGCAACCGTAGATAGAAATAGAACCGTCGACACTGAGGGATATGTATTACTTTTTGAAGATACGACGAAAAAATAAAAATAAGTAAAATGATATAAACTGTATTTACCAGTTTTCATCATCAATAAACAATAATAATTCAGATTTCAATGCCTTCTTCTTCGTCGTCGTCATCATCATCATATAATTGCATTTTAGTGAAAAAAAATGGAACCCTCAAACAAGTACGGTACCTGTATTCTGATGAAATGTTTCATGCCAACTATGTAACGTTGAGTGAAACCTCGGAAACGTATAGCGACGCATTTCGTCGACATACCGTATGGAAATCGTCGGCCAAGTATAATAATGGAACCGTAGAATTGTGGGCTCGCGCAGTTGGACGCGCCGGACAAGAAAACACGTACGAGTTTCCTCCACCCGTAGACGAAATTTTATTTTTCGGGAATTGTCTCTTGGTATGGGTTGCGGCTTCCGGGTCGGGATCCGAGTCTTCGTCTTCGGATGGCGTATCGTTTACACTCGACGTATGGAAAAAAATCTATGCCAAACTATTTGGCGGGTTTCATAATCTGGATAAAACAGCTGATGCAGACGAGACGGAGTACGATGAACTGGAGGATGTTCCTATCAAGCATAAAACCCATGAAGGATACTTGAAAGACGGATTCATCGTCGAAGACCAGTCAAAACAAAAACAGCAATCTCTCGCACAAAAACGACGCTTACCAAGTCTCACGAAAAGTATCACGAAACCGAATAAAGTAAAAAGGGGTAAACGCACAGACGAGACGGCAACAACGGCGCATTCATCGGCTGGTGGAAGGCCGCAATCGCCTCCGCTTGATGCAGAAGGTAACGAAATCGAGCTCGAAGAAGAGGAGTATGAATAGATTAGATTAAAGTAAACGTCAAAATCATAATAAAAATATATACAATAATACAAAATAATATACTAACAAAAAGAAACTGAAAATGTCAACAACAACAGCAACAACAGCAACAACAGCAACGACAGCAATAACAACCACAATGAGCGCATGTGATAAGCTGACTATGGATACAATGATAAACACCGCCGCGTATTCCAAATACATCTCTCGAAAAGATAATGAGACAAAGACAAAACTGGACGAAACAAAAACTGAGCGCCGATTTTATAAAAAACGAATTGTAGAATTGACGAAACAGTTGATTAAAAATATGGACCATGTAAAAGACTCCAGTGTAATCAATGCATGCAGCGCCTACTTTAACGCGTGTATCATGCACTTTAAATTTGTTGATTTGTCGGACACGATCCAAACAGAACACTGTGCTGAAGACGATCCCGAGCCTAGTACTTTTAGTGTTACTAGCGATCTTGTTCATAATGGCGTGCAACATATCGACTCCGAGTTTTTTTCGGCAGATTCAGCACATGTGAAAAAAATAAGTATCATGAACAATGAAAAAAATATACTTGAAAAGTTATTCATTTCACCAGATTCTGAAAAAGAACCACCGGTTAAACCCGGATCTGTGTCTGGTTCTAGACCTGGGTCTGGGTCTAGTAGTAGTTCTATTCCCAGAGTCATTGAAATTGACTTTAAGGACCAGCAATTTAAAACCAAGGGTATAAAACCTAAATCTAAAACAACAGCGACAACAGCCAACAGCGACAACAGCAATAACTAATGAACTGCCGCTTTAAATGTAAAGTACAAACTGAATACAGTTGACGCGACTGCAAGTATTGACGCATACGTTATATGTTTTTCATCTTCTAGAAAAAAACGGAGGCTTAGTATTCCAAACGGACTAATGCATACTAGTAAAATGCTATACATGCAATATATTGCATACGTTTTTGACATACTGAACCCTCCTCTCGTAATATCCTTAAATATAGGAGTTAACATCCAGTAGATGACTACAAAACTCGTTACGAATGAAAGTAAATATTCAGTGAGTGAACGGGGATTTATTGCATCAGTTGCACGGATATCATTTACGAGCAATGCTATAAGAACGATGCCTGCTAAAAATACAGGACTGATTTGAATTATAGATTGGAAATTCATGAATGAATGAATGAATGAATGATGAATAATTTTTTATATATTTGTATAATAATTGTATAATAAGTAACTATAATTATTTTATTTTATTTTCATATCTCATAATAAATGTCACACGGTGGTAGCGAAGGCGAAAATACGAGTAAAGCGTTGAAATGCAGCCCGCATTCCGATGATGAAAAACATTCAGTTGATGAATCCAAAACGTGTTACTCGAATAATTCTCTCGAAAAACTCAAATCGGCATGGAATGCGCGCCACTCTGATGAAGCCATTACATCCAACGACCCGAATGAAATATGGGCTTTTTTACGACAACAAATGTCACGCGTTTGCAAAAATGAGGCGTGCTGGTTACGAAAACTTCTCATTTTGGAAGACAAGGGTAAATATCGCGACTTGTTAAATTATACCTTCGCACCTCCAGCACCCAAAACATGGATTAAGAAACCCACCACATGGTTGACAAGTGTCGATATTGAAAATGTTATGAAACAGTATGAGCACGCATACCCGTCGTTCATGTTTTTAGGCCCCGCACCGATTGATTTTGACGCGAAGATGGAAACGGGGGAATATGTTTGGAAGGACATCCACGATTTTAATATAGAGAACATGATCAAACGAGGAAAACGCCAATTTGGGTTTATTTTTAATACGGACCCGCACACAAAATCCGGCGCGCACTGGATTTCCATGTTTGTAGATGTCCGAAACGCGTTTATATTTTTCTTTGACAGTACGAGTGACGATATTCCTTCCGAGATCAAAGTACTTGCAGACCGAATCATAGAAGCCGGTCATAAACTTACCCCGAAACTAAACTTGAAATTGATTGTGAATAAAAAGGACCATCAGTATAAAAATACCGAATGCGGAATGTATTCCATTTTCATGATTAGTAATGTGCTGACCGGGAAAATGAAGCCTTCTGATTTCGCAGTTAAACGAATTTCTGACGAGTTTATGATGAAGTTTAGAAAAACATATTTCAACAGCGCGAACATTGAGGACGTTCCGCCGGGTCCGTCGGATACATTTGATTGAATTTGAATTGACGTGGTCTAAGGCGGGTGGACTTAATCCCCAACCATCTCAGGATATACAGGTTCAAACCCTGCTTGGCGCAAATTTAATATTCACATTAATAATAATTTTCGGGTTATTATTAATTTTTAAATTTTTATTTCAACATTTAATCTTAAATTCACCGACGTGCACGACGACGAGATTTACGCGCTTTGCGAGACTTATGAACTTTTCTGGATTTGCGCGCTCCACCGCTCAGAGACTTTGGAGTCCTCGGAGTCCTTGGAGACTTTGGAGTCTTTGGACTCTTTGGAGGCTCGAATTTTGCACGAAGCGCACTAACTTTGGAGAGGTATGCACGGGGTGAATCATGAGCATTTGTAAGAGCCACGGAAACATGACGAGGATTGCTTTTTATACGTCTCAAGTCATTTTCTAAAATATATCTATTAGTCGATATGATTTCGTCCCAATTCATACTGAGTCTACGTTCAGCCTCCCGCCTTTTCCGCTTCATCGAAGTTTTCCATACAACATAGTATTCCATAATATTCTCACTTATATAATCTGTTTTATAAGAACCATATATAACTCCTAGAGAATCTTCTGTTATACCTTTAGATGAAAGATAAGCTTTAGATGAGTCGTCTAAACCTGAACTTAATTTCACTATAGTTCCTTCAGGTAGTACTTCATAATTATCTGGACAATAAGCCCGTAAAGGGTTACCATTATAATCTACATCCATGCTTGAATTATAACTATATAGTTATGTTATATATAATTATTTTATGTATGTTATAATAAATGATACGTGAATTCCTGAAAAAATTACCTAAATATGGAGAAGACTTTATTGCCTTTTCTGTTTCTTAATTATTATTTTCGTCCTATCCTTTAGACCCAATAAAACATTATTCGATTATTTCCTCATCATTTTCAGGATCGGTGGTCTCGCTGTTGACGGGCTTTCTATGTTTTTGACATTGACATCGGCAAAATAAATCACCGGGGTGAAAGTCGCGATGATCATAAAAATTAAATTAAGCGAACTAAAATGAAATATATAAAATTATTAAAATTAAAAAACAAATAAAATAGTAAAATATTAATATTATAATATTTTATAACGCAATAACCAATCAACTCAATCCAATCCAATCCAATCCAATCCAATGATCAACAAATTTGTTGTCGAGTTTTTAGGAACTCTATTTTTCTTGTATGTAATTATCGCCACCGGAAATGCAATTGCAATGGGTGCGGCATTTGCAATTGCCGTTATGGTGGGAGGAAACATCTCAGGCGGACACTTCAATCCGGCTACGTCAGTTATGATGTACGCGGCCGGTAAATTAAGTCGCGCAGACCTCATTCCATATTTACTGGTCCAGCTTGCAGGTGGTTTGGTTGCACTTGAATTGCACAAACGGTTTCGTTTTTAATGAGAATGAACTATCGCTATCTTCTATGTTACGAATGTGAATAATTAAATAAGATCTATCTATAAAAAATATAATATAGCAATATAGTAATATATTATAATATTATATTATTAATTAGTTAATTGAACATGCCTGATTTTGCACTAACTGGTGGAAAGGGTAAAACAAAACATCGCTCTTCCTCAAATAAAAAACGCACCGTTAAGGCGGCGTCCACGTATGGCGAAGCGTATCGAAAGTATGTTAAAATGTACGGAGGCCAAACAAAGGATGGTGAAAAAGGTGGCGAAGGCGGCGAAGAAGAATTACCGAAGAAGAACGAAGAAGAAGAACCGAAGAAGGAAGGATTAATGGCGAAGGTTGCTTCTGTATTTGGATTAGGTGAAAAAAAGAAGGAGGTTAAACCTGAAGGTGATGATGATGCCTCTAGTGGTTCAGATTCTGAAGATGATCCTGAAAAGGCAAAAGCAAAAGCAGAAAATGGAGAAAATGGAGAAAATGGAGAAAATGCAAACGAAGGAAAAGAAGGAAAAGAAGGAAAAGAAGGAAAAGAAGGAGAAAAAAAAGAAGAGCAGGGTATATTTTCTTCCGTTAAAGATGCCCTTTCTGGTGCGGAAGAAAGAATTAGTAAAGAAAAAGATAATCTAGAAGAAACCATTGAAAAGGGGCGGGAAACATTAGCTACTGCTACGACCAATACGGTTAGTGAACTTGCCAACGGGGTTAAAAAAACTACGGAAAGCGTTAGTAGTAACCTAATAAATAGAATGTCCAATCTTACGACGGGTTCGACGACATCTCCTCCAATGAATGAGAGCTCTGCGATGCCAGATCAGAATGAAACTGCTCGTAATGAAGCCATTAGCACGCTTGCGGGCGAAGCTGTTGGAACATCTATGAGTGCAGCCGAACGCGCTTTAGAGTCAATGAAGGACGCGTTGAAGGCATTTCAACTGGCGCTTGCAGCCGTCGAAACGGTAATCGGTGCTACAAAGGCAAGCGTTGTTGCGAGTTCAACAGTTGAACGAATGCAAACGCCTCCTTCGTCTTCATCTTCATCGTCATCTTCTTCTGGTCCGACTCCGAGTCCAAGTGCAATGAATGATTCAGGTGACGCCAACCTTAAAGAAATGAACGATTCGTCTTCTTCGTCTTCTTCGTCTTCTTCGTCTTCCGACTCTTCCTCTTCTGAACCTATTCCAGCTACTGAGTCGGGGCAAAACCCTTAGCTATAATATACTCAAACTAATCAATAAAAATGAAAAATATCAGTTTCATTTTCATTTTTCATTTTCAATTATTTTCGTCTACTGGTTGTGTAGAGCAATCTGTATAATATGTACAACCCAACACCGGTGATAGTCGCATAATATAATCTAGAAACAACATCGTCGGGGAGAATGAAATCGTTTTCAGGGACATAAATGGCATTGTCATCGTCGTCGTCGTTCATGTCATCATCAAATCGCATATCATCGTATTTTGATGTAAATTCCATATCGTTGTGGGTCGGAGTTGATTCGGGCATGGGCATTCCAGCCATATGTTGCATCCCGCTTTGGTGTAATTTTTTCTCCACCCTTCGCATTTTCCGCAGATGCTTTAAAGCGCGACGCTCTTCCCGTTCAGCGGCGGTTTTCGGTACCAGTACCGTATCAGAATCAGAGTCTGAGTCCAAACCTGTGTCCCTGAAAAGCATTGAAAACCCGTCGCTTTCGTCTCTTGGGTTGCATTGCTCTCGTGTTTTTTGTATCTTTGTAATTGGATGCAAATAATCTTTGAAGACGCACGGATCCTGAACGGAGTTTATCGGATTTCCCTTGGACATATTGTCCGGACTTATGTCGTTCAAAATATCGCCTACCGCCACGTATTCCGCTTGTTCCATGTCAATATTATCATGTCTCGTACGAAGTGAAATTTTGATACAGTCTGGGTAGTTTCCCATTGTGAATGCTCGATAAAATCCCGACGGACTGAATGCGCTAAGATTTCCTATCGCGCCTGGAATTAACCCTCTAAAGTCTTTCATTTTTCCTCCATCGGGCCCGGATGCTATAAAAGGTATTGTACCATCGGGTACATTGTCCACATACAAATACCGCGACGCATATTTCGGATTTTCTTCGCTTTCGGGTTTGGTTTTGTCAAATTGTACGTTTTTGCATTTTGCAATTGTTTTTAAAAGGAAACGATTTCCCAACGGCTCGCCCGTTTTAGAAGCATTAGAGTTACCGTCGACTAATACGGACACATATGAAATTAGACCACCTATATCGTTGGAAAGAGCCTTAATCGTGCCTGCATCGCTCATACCCAGCTCGGATGGCGTTTTTATATTTTTCCAGTAGTCATAACCAGGTCCTAGCCCTCCCTCCATTTCACTGTTTGTACGTTCGTTATTATTATATATAACAAGTTAAGTTATTTTTTATTTGATATGATAGCTAATTAATTAAACAAATAATTAAATTAAACTAAACGAAGACTAAAGTTTAAAAACTCTGAAAATAATATGTACTTTATCACTTAAACCCAAATTCAATATTACAACCAACCAACCAACTAACCAACCGCCAACATGAGTTCAATCGTAAATCCAGTAAGAATAGCATACGACTATGACTTTGTATGCACGTACCATTTGATAGATGATGATGCAGACATGTCGAATTTTTTATATCAAATCCAACTAACAACTGCATTTTTCATGCAAAAAAATACAGGTTCGAACCCAAACCCGGCTGGTATATTTGATTATAATTGCATTCAAGAAGTTTTTGACTATTTAGTAAACGTGATGCATCTTTATAAGAATAAAAAATTTGTTAGTATCATGCGAAAACATCCGATTATACTGAGTATTTCCGGAGGCCACGAATCATCCGACGAATTAAATGATAAAAAATTAGTAGAAGATGGATTGATGTGGCTTATCAGTTTTCATTCATTTTACGCATTTCACAAATGCATGATTGATATCATAACCAACAATGATGCGCAGCTCATTTCATTCGAGAGCCTCGACGCACTTGAGAAGTCTTTTCGGGAAATATGAATATAATATAAACATGATAAACATGATAAGAAAATGAAAACAAATGAAAATAAAATAAAATAAAAAGTAATGCTATCTAAAGATACTTTTGATTTGATTTGATTTGATTTGATTTAGATGTCATCATCCATTCCATATGTGAAATCAACGCGAGATGAGGAAAAAGAAGATGACGATCGTAGTAACCGGTATACTAAGGGATTTATTGCCATGACGACAATAACGTCGTTTTTTGCAGCTGTAATTGTTGCTGCATGCGTTCTTTATAGAAAAGCCAGTTGCGACTCGGCCACTCCGCCGACAGCAGTAGGAGCTACTTCTTCCGTTTTTTTTAAACTGGCGTGTAAATTAATCGGTTCGGAATATGACCCCGAGAACCCCGGATTTCTTGGATGTATTCTCTTTTCGCTTGCATTTGGATGGTTTGTTATTTTAAGCATGTTTTTATTAGATACCAGACCCATGCTAGACTTTTTCAATTCCACGCAATCGTTGCAACTCATAAAATCGTACCTTGTTTACCCGTTTCTTGTTGTGATCGGCATCGTTCTTAGTCTAGGTATAATAACATTTATACCGTCATTCGGCATCTATCGATTCGTAGACCAAAAATCGAATAAAACGTCGTCAGAGTCTCTCCCATTTTCAGACTCTGATTCGTTTATAACAAAAATTGTTCGACGACTTAAACTAACATTGCCGTTTCGTCGAGTGCATTCCAACTTCTTGAATTTTCTGGTATTTTCAACTACGATTTCAAAATTAGGAAGTCTAGCATTGGCCCTTGCGGCAGTCGTGATGGGCGCAGTATACCTTTCTAAAAAATATACGGATGGCATTACAGATGTTTTTAAAATTGTACTTATTGTTATTGGCGTCGTGGTAGCAACCGCAGCCCTGATTTCGGTCTACGACTCTGCCGCTAAAAAAGAAAAAGAGTATGAAGGTTCAAATCCCAACAGCGTGATACTTCTCATTATAAAGGTGTTTCGTTACATTCCATGTTTGATTATCGATGGAGTAAACTGGATACGAAAGGAGTTCAGTATTACAACCCGGCCGGTGTGGATACTGCTGTTATTAGAGGCCGTCATTATAGGCGGGTACTTCCTTGTTCCGCTCGCGCTCAATGCCACTATATTTAGCGGAAGTACCGCGTTGACGGAGGATATAGTTGACATTAGCAGTGCAAAAAATTTACAAACAATGGAGAATATTGGAATTGTTCGAACGCCGGAATGTTCTAGTAAACTCAAAACAAAACACAGTTACGCAATCAGCGGATGGATGTTTTTTAGCGCACATCCGCCAAGTATGACAAAAGGCGGCAGCCAGTTTGTAAACGTACTTGATTTTAACGGGGTTCCGCGAATTGAGTACAACTCATCCACAAACGAGTTGCGCTTTCAGATCAAGGTGCGGGCGACATCCAAGTCGACAACCGGGTCTACAATACTAACAGAAACGGATAAAACAACAATAGAAAATACCGCAATGAGTCTTTCGGATGTAGCTGCGCGCAACGACCGCGACGAAAGCACCGAATCATTTGAAACTATGATTTCGGGATCGGGATCGGGATCGGGATCGGGATCGGGATCGGGATCGGGATCGGGAGCGGGATCGGGATCGAGAGCTTCTCAACTCAACGACTCATTCAACAGCGGTATTTCGGGTGCTAATAGTTCGATCAGTCAAGGTATTGCAGATGCAACCGATGAAGGTAAGGGTATTGCCGGATGGGCAAAAGCGGCGTTGCCCAAGTCGTCAATTATGGCAGTTAAAACTCGGGCCCCTCCAGAAGAAAGTGTTATGGTGACCATTTACACGATGACAAATGTACCCCTACAAAAATGGAATCATGTTGTATACAACTATGACGGATCAAACATTGATATATTTATAAATAATAAGCTGGTAACCAGTGTTACCAATCGACTTCCGCTTATTGAACACGGGCATATTGTTTCAGGTGCAACTCGAGGAGTAATTGGAAATTTAACCCATGTTGTGACATTTAGCAATCATTTAACAAAGGATGTAATTACCAGCATTTACACGAAAGAAGACCCTCGCGGGCTTTTATGGTCCACGTACAGCAACACTCGCATACCCGAGTTGATGCACACTGTATAAAATTGCAGAAAAGTTAACTATCAAATTATGAAATTATTAATTATTTTTTACTTGTTTCAAATTTAAGTTAAGTAAATAATAAATAACAGATGTATGTAATAAAAATATAAATTATTAAAATATAAATTATATTTAATAAGTTAAAATATATATATACATAACCAAAATTAAAATCACATGGTTGAATTATCCACAATAGCAATTGGCGTGGTCGCAATTGTGTTGCTGTATATAATATGGCAATACCTTACCGATTCATATACCCAAATTGGAAATATGCAAAAGGGTAGTATAAAAACAACTCTTCCTGCAAGCACGCTGCCACTTAATAACAATCCTTCAAACTTTTCGATTTCGTTATGGTTTTACGTAACAAACTGGTCATGTGGTACGGCCTCCAAGGATATGTTCAAAATAAAGGAGGGTAGCACAAATGGTGCAACTGATAATTTTGTTATCAAGCTAGGCGCATGTCAAAACGATCTTGATGTTGTTACAAAAGTAAACTCTGCGAGTGGCGGTAAAACAGACAGCGTTTGCCATGTAAGCAATATTCCCATTCAGCGATGGGTGTGTTTAATTGTGAGCATTTATGGCCGAACGCTTGATATCTATTTGGACGGTAAACTTGTGCGAACGTGCGTGCTGCCATCCGTTTCAGTCGCTTTACAAAACCAGACTCAGCTTACAACTCTCGAAATCGGTGGAGGATTTGACGGATTCATTACCAGTGTACGATACAAAGCTCAGCCAGTAAATCCGCAAGAAGCGTGGAACACGTACACGGACGGATACGGTGGAAGCATGTTACAGGATATTCTCAACAAGTACAAGCTTAAATTGAGTTTCCTGGTTGACGACGTTGAAAAACAAGCCATTACATTGTAATCGACCCGAACCAACAACTCATAATGAAAAATGAAAACTAGATGATGTATCATGGTGAATCAGACCATCATCTAGTTTATATATTTTGTATATTTTTATATTTTTACCCATTCACATCAAAGTACCACTTCGATGAGAGATATTTGGGCATAGTAATCAATGAAGATTCTCCCGTCTTTAGAGAGGGTCCACGATTTACGATTTCCTGGAGTTCACTGGTACCGATGGCATAGTTGAAATATTGCAAATCGGAAATGTTTCCAGAAAATCCACCGTCTTGGGCAACATACACGTTTCCATAATTTTGATGCGGGATGCCTTTCAGGGTTTGACGTTTGGTGAGTTGACCGTTAATATATACATCCACGGTAGCATTTCTTGTCTTGATAATCAACGATATCCATTTACGTACGGGAATGGTTTCGATGTTTATGACATCCATCGTTCCGCCAGTCTTGTCATACTTGTTCATTGCTATTTTAAGAGTTACCGTTTGGGTATTCTTATTTGGGTTTCCAGTTGTTGGCACATTTGTAACTTCGAAAAACACACCCGGGGATACATTCGATCCCACCTTTTTGAAAATCGGATCGTTGCTCGACGATGGCGCTCGCGCAACATTATCGCCCTTATGAAAAATGTGCTTCAGCTGGCCAATATCTGCAGCCGTACCCGGGTCGCGAATGAAAAACCATACCGACCATGTATATTCAATTCCGCCGTCCTGGTTTACAGATCGAGTAATTGGAATCGAGCCCTTAATTCCAGGATCTTGCGTGATTACTCTCGATTCAGTTGCATCGATAAGACCGTTAACGAGCATGGGTTTAGTATCCGGTGAAAGAAACACTGCGGCCACGCTTATGAAGATGCGGAGCAGGACGATGAATCCAAGAAGAACGAGCAATAAAAATGAAAACTTTGCGACCATGGAATTTGAATTCAAAAATTCGTTTGAGCCGGATAAAAGCGAGTCAACTGACCCAGAATTGAAGCTGCTCAACGATGGCAGAAGCCCACCGGAATCTGGCGCGTCCGTAGTTGCTGGGATCGATGAGGATGAGGACGATGAGGATGAGGATGAGGACGATGGTGATAGTGCGTTTCGAAATGAATCTGGAATCATCGATCCAAGCCCCCCGCTATCGCTTCCACTTCCACTACTACCACTGCTTCCACTGCCACTACTGCCGCTGCCGCTACTACTGCTTCCACTACTGCCGCTGCTACCGAACATAATTTATTTTATTATACTTTATTATTTAATAATATAATTATACTTATTATTTTATTATTTATGGAAGGGCTGATTTGAATTACTTATACTTATACTTATACTCTTTATTATATATTTTACAGGTTACCAAAAAAAGGGGCGTTGATTTGGCTCTACGGTCAAATTTCGCGGCATGTAACATAACTGTCTCTCGAAAAACGAAACGGTTGGAAGCTGCTTTATATCAGGAGTGACTTTTGCAGCAGGACTCACTAAATTGGAAGAATTTATCCCGAAAAGCTGCGACTCCACGTCAATTGAATTGGAGCACAGTGCGTCGCGGGGCATAAAACTTGGCGTGTACAGTTCAGGGCGAGCCGTATTTGCGGCTACATGAAATTGGGCAAATGCTAAATAGTCGGATGCACCAGAATAGAGACGCTGCCTCATGGCATAATCGTTTGGATTGTTTATGTTTCGGGTTGATGCCATGATGATGATGATGATGATAATGATGATGATTTAGATGTTTGTTGTTGTTGTTATTATTATTTAAAGATTTTTATATTTTTATACATACATCTCATATTTCTCTTAATTTTTGAATTTATTTCAACTTTATTAATTCATCAACAATCAAATGTTTAAATCGTCAGCAACAGCAACCGCTACATCCTCCGCTTCAGCATCCGCATCCGCATCCGCATCCGCATCCGCATCCTCCTCAGAAAATCATAATCCTAGTCCTAATTCTGGAAATGGAAATGGAAACGGAAACGTGCTCACCATTAAAACGGTGCAGATCGCACCGATGAGAACCCTATTAACGGCGCTCAAGGACATTTTGTTGGAATCCAATATCACATTTTGCCCGGACGGTATTCGTATTATCAATATGGACAAGTCGCACACCATGCTTGCACATATGTTCCTGGCTGCTGAAAATTTCGAAGAGTATGACTGCCAAAAAGAGAAAATCATTATCGGGGTAAATATGTTCCACCTGTTCAAGCTCGTGAACACCATTGATAATGACGACACGCTTACCATTTATATTGAAAACAAGGACTACAATGAAGGCATTGTTTCATTCCTTGGCTTAAAATTCGAAAACGGGGATATAAAACAGTGCAAAACGCAAAAGTTGCGTCTTATCGAACCCGAGCCCGAAGAACTTATTGAACCCAATGTTGTTTTTTCGTCCGTGATCAACCTTCCATCTGCCGATTTTCAAAAAATTATCCGAGACTTGTCGTTTATTTCCGATAAACTTGAAATCAAATCGGTTGGAAATGAGCTGATATTTAAATGTTCCGGGCAATTTGCAACGGCGGAAGTGACGCGGGTTGAAACGTCGGGAAGCATGGAATTCATTCATAAGCAAAATGCAAATAAAATTATTCAAGGAGAATTTTCATTGAAGAATCTTGGATATTTCATAAAGTGTACCAATTTGTGCAGTCAAATTGAAATGTATCTGGAAAACGATTTACCGCTTGTTGTCAAATACTATGTTGCAAGTTTGGGTGAAATTAAACTGTGTCTGGCGCCACTTCCGAGTAGTAATTAAATTTATTAAATTTATAAATTTAAAAATTTAAATTATTTGTTATGTTTGTTTGTTACGATTTATAGTTTGCATAAATCGCAGCTAGTTGCCGTTTTGCATTTCGTTTGGTCATTGGACGTTTTGAAAAACATTTTTTACTGTTGCGTTTGCATACTCTAAACTTGGCAGTTTTTTTATAGGGTCGAATCACGTACGGCATTATATTATATTAATTATTATTATTATTATTATTATTATATATTTTATGCATTTTCTCATTTAAATATTCATACTCCTACTAGAAAAACAAAATAAAAATAAATATCAAAATGAACAACAATAACAACAATGCTAGGATTGGATTGGTAAACGGTCTAGGAGACAAACTTTTGGACTTGGTAGGATTTTCTATATTGTGCAAATATCTCAACTATAAGCCGCATGTACAATTTCTGAATAATGGTAAACAACCATGGGGTACGCCTGCATATGATATCCAATTATTTGATTTTAGCGATGATGTGGTAGTATTACGCTCTACTAGTGCCGAATCCGAATCCACAGCATATTATGTAAACTCGTACAATCCATCAAGTTCACTTTGTCCTTATAAAGTTTACCGGTTTATCAACCAGTTCATACCTGATATCACGTTTGAACAAATTTCAAACGACTTTGTAACCTACTCGAAAAAAATAATCACGCCATCTCAAGCTATTTTATCTAACTTGCCCACTGACATTGAGAAGGCGTACGGAATCCATCTAAGGAAAAGTGATAAAGTTTCTGATACATGCGATATTCGACACGAAAACTTACGTTCCGAATTTAACATCATTGTAAATAAATTATTAGAAGACGTACAACATATAATCTTAACTGACCCGGAACCGATATTTCTAATCGTTAGCGAAGATGCTGAGTGGAAACAAGAAGTTGGCAAGGTCATCGTAACCATGTCTGAAAAAAGCAACAAGCCCATAAAAATACTAGATATTGACTATTCTAATAAAAATAATTACTTCAATTACAGCAGCGTAATCGACATGTTTTGTTTGTCCAAGTGCAAGGAAATTTTACAAGGAGTAAAGTATAGCAGTTTTAGCATAGTAGCGAGTTTACTTGGAAATAATAAAATAAGAAACTATGCGAAATATTGCAACAGTTATCATGTATGTTTAATACATTCATGGTCATCTGCCATCAACATAAATGGTGGTAAAAATTTCGATAAGAATTTTCACGAAAAAATAACAAGTACAGTGAAACCCATTGAGACAAACATAGTAACTAAATACTAAATATCGACATGGGTAAGAAAGTGTCTCCTGCAACACATTTTGTGGATTCCGAGCTTATTCATTTCGATTGCTTCGGGCGTTTCTTCCGGTTTGCCGGATCGTTTTTCTGGGGTTAGGTATACCACTTTGTTCACTTCCAGATTTCCTCCGATTTTGCGTTTACGCACCTGTTCAAGGTATGCCCGATACTTGTCCCCAATCACCTTTCCGCATGTAAAACATTTCACTGGAATAATCATGTTCCTGTTCGATCGATCCTATTTATCTATGCACTTATAGTTTATACTATACTTTACTGTCATATTATAAACTTTAAACGTTTTTGAGTCAATTTTTATTATTTTATTTTAAAAAAACATTATTCATATTCATGCTCTTATTCTTGTTCTTATTGTTATCGAATATTATCGAATATCCCTGAAAATTGAGGTAGGTCCATTAAGAGTATATTTCTTTCCCGTACGAACATCGACGTACCCGTCCGATTCGGCACAATTCTGCGGACTCCAGCCTGTGCACCAGTGGTAACCGGTGATTTTGGTGATATTTTCTCGCAAAACCATGATGTGAGAATTGGATGGAGTTGCATACTCTTCGCACGTCTTATTATAGTGTGCGATGGAATGAAGATGAGACGGCGCAAATCGTTGATACTCGTACCAAGATTGTATGGTATACGTTGTGTATCCGGAACCGGAACCGGCGGAACCTGTTTCTGTTGTTGTTGTTGCTGTTTCCATTGACTTGATTAAAGAACTGAATTAAATCGTTATAACATTGAAATAACAACACAATTTTATTTATTTATTACTCTGATTATGTTATTATTTTAATTTAATTATTATTATTATTATTATTATTATTATTATTATATTTTAGTATTAGTAATTAGTATATCATAGATAGATAGATACAATACAAATGTATTTAAGCAAACCCATTTTGTTTATTATTATTGTGGTCGTGCTTTTTATTGGAGGAACATCTGGTCTTATTCAACATGTTGAAAACAGCAGCAGCAGCAACAGCAAGCGTCGCAATTCAAGGGGTCGCAATAGTAACTACAATAACCGCGACAACGACAAGTCTAGTAGTTCCGGTAGTGACGAATCTGATTCTTCCGATAGCGATTCCGATAATGACGAGCGTCGGTTCAGCCACGTTCTCAATCATAAAATACGGGATACGCAAAGTTTATACGCGGGCGGTCCCGGAACCGGAATCAGATGGCCTGGACTTGGAGGAGGCGCCGCGTCAGTCGAAGGATTTACCGCCAGCAATAACGTGAAGTGCATGCCTGGGTGTAAAATAGCAACATCTGTCTCCGGAAACTGCAAATGGATTCCCGAATCAGAACCGAAACATAAGCAACGACTTATTTGCCCTCATGTATGCGACACCGCTTCTAGTTCCAAGCTCGATGGGCCAAAATGCGAGTCAAATATAGATTGTAGCGATTGCACTCCTCAGCCTGATTTTACAGTTTCAGCGTATATCACGACCGAAATAAAAAATATAGAGGATAACCCAAACTGCATGAAGGGTAAAGCGTGTAATATAACAAATACAAAAGCTCTCACGATATGCAACCCTGGCAAATGGCAAAACAATCCCGCTCAAAATTTAGTGTGTACGAAAAAACCAGGAAGCAGTTCGGAATTTGTATGGACTGAAGCCGACTCGGCCGCGAAACAAATTCCATTGCATGCAGACCAGGCGAAAGTATTAGCATGTGATGCGAAACAGGGTTGCGCGACTGACGGAGATAGCTGTATGAATGCCAACTTTGATAAGATTTATTGTAACGATAATATCTGGGTAACCGACCCAAAATACGATAAGTCTACGTATTCTACGGATAAAAAAGGAACGGGAACAACGGGCGCTGGATCAGGTTCTGGATCAGGATCATCAGGATCAGGATCATCAGGATCGGGATCGGGATCGGGATCAGGTTCAGGAACCGATGAAATAAGAGACAATTATTATATTACCAATTACTTTTTCGGTCCATCAAAAGATGCCGAAAGTTCAAGTACATATAAACTTGGGCTTGGACTGAATAGCAAAGATAAAAAACGAAGGAGTCGCCGCGATGATAATGATAATGATAATGATGATGATAAGGGAATTATCGATAAAATAAAGGGCGCTTTGACGAAAGAGAAAAAAGTTAAAGCAAATGTCGGACTTGGTCTTTATGGAAACAACTATGGAATCGGCGGAAACGCAACCGTCCCGCCGATTGTGCCCAAAGGAGAGGTTGCGGTCGTTCAATCCTATGAAAGCCCCATTAAATTATAAAATATAAAATATAAAATTAATTTTTTTAATAAACATACGCGTCGTCGTCGCGTACGCGCTTAGATTGTGTTAATTAATCAAACGATAAACTCAATGATGGATCGCATCGCATCTCTCGATTTTTTGGCTGCATCCACATCTCCTGCGAATTTTTTAGGATTGTATTCCATAATGTCCGTGGCATAGTAATTTTTAGCGCTGGAATTGACGATTCCCATAATAGTAAGAACTTGGTCCAGATGAACCCCTCTCGGCGCAGGTGTTGCTGTCGCGGTCATTTCTTTCGGATCGAGAACGTCAACGTCCAATGAAATGTGCGTATTTGAACCCGTAACAAAATCCGCGATTTTCCGATAACTGTTTGTTTGGCTGACCCGAAGATCATCCGCGCGAACGGTGCGAATACGCCACTTCTTTATAAACTCGTCCTCTTCTGCTTCCGTGCTTCGAAGACCGACGTACATGATCTGTGACGGGTCGAGGCGCGGAATTCCGGAATACGCGTGATTGATCAGCATGTTTACAACCATCCCGTGCCGATTTTTACTGGGACTGGTCGCTTGGTTGTGAATGTCGGCGTGCGCGTCCATCCAAATCAACTTGAAGTTTTTGCCATACACTTTAAGTGATGCCAAAATGGTACACATGCTAGTTAAATGATCTCCGCCTATGAAAAGAGAATGTGTGTTCGTATACGCAGCCTTAGTTCCGCCTCGAATCATTTTTTCGCATTCGGACAATGCAATGGTGCTTACCGAACCGTCCGGGGCGCTGGCTCGAAATGCGGCGCTGGGAATAAGATTATATTTCGTACGATCGGGGAGCAGTCGCGATATTTCGGCATGCGAAAGCTCAACGCCCTTGCTGTACGATTGACCGAGAGAATTGCGCATTACCAGAATAGACGTTAAATTACGAAGACTCCTGGACGCCATGATGATTATTGATTGACGTTATTGGGGGATTGGATTGTACGTATATTTGATCGTATGTCAATTTTTTTAATTTATAATATTACTTTAATAAGTTTTAAAATTTAAAATAATAAAATAATAACTTTAATAAAACTAATAAATATAATAAGTAAACAAACATATTCGCTATGTCGACGTTTTATCAAAGCCTGTATTTTAGACTAGTATTGGGTTTTATTATTCTTTTGTCAATTGGTCTGTTGTATTATGTCATTCAAACGCGCGGGAAAATAGTAGAAGGAATTACGGGATCAGCGGCAGCGGCAGCACCAGCGGCAGGTACAGCGGCATCGTCAGTACCAGCGTCGGGAACAGCGGCGTCAGCATTAACAGCACCAGCGGCAGCACCAGCCTCGGGAACAGCGGCAGCACCAACCTCGGGAACAGCGGCAGCACCAGCCTCGGGAACAGCGGCATCAGCGTCTGGAATTGCATCATCTATTTCTACAACACCGGGATCAGGGACCGCTAGTCCAGGCCAAGGACCCAACTTCACTACAAGTTTTCAAATAGATGGAGGAAAACCGACTATTACATTTACCGGGCTACGAACCGCGCCTCCATCGGGTGAAGTCAAAACAGAAACCATATTTTATATCAGCGTGCCGACCGAACTTATGGTAGATAATTATAAAACACTCACCATTGTTAACACTGCAACACAGGCACCTTCTAGCGCCGTTACGTATGCGATCGATGATGTCATCAACATTTGCGATTCTACGGTTGTAAGCGACCTGTTCTTTTCTGATGTAGCTTCGGCACTGATTAACCGCAACAGTTCGCCGCAGACCATTAACACCGTGAAACAGTGTGTCAATGAGAACAAAATTAAAATTATCGCAACACATACCGCATTGCCGACCGGTTCCACCGGGTTAGTGCACACCTTTAAAATCCAAGGCTTTAAAATACCGGTAGTAAGCCCGCTGCAATTAATCATTGAAACGGTCGCTCCAACCAGCATGACGCGTGAAGTAAAGGATCTGGTTATTCCCGCCGCACCGACTGCAAGTTTTGTTCGACCGACCGGATTCACCGATTCTACATTCAAAATCGAGCTTTCAGATACTACGCCGGGTACGAAAAATATAACCGCAAAATACGCGTTTAAATTTACAACCCCTGCGTCTAATGTAACCGATTTTGTGATCGAAAAAGACGACAGCGTAATTTATTTCATATTCAGCAGCGACTTTGTTCTTCCCCCAATTGAAAATGTTAAAGTGGCCATAAATAATGTTTTGCTCGACGCTGGAAAGAATGAGTACGTGCTTCAGCATAAAACCACATGTATAACGCCGGGCAAAGACAGTTCCCTGTTTGTGGATAGCAGCAGCTATAAATTTGAAAGTGAGAATAAAATATGTATCAATATCTATATGCTATACCTGAAACAAAACTTGACCGTCGCGTCGAACGAGTTCACCGTTGCATTAAAAGGCCTTACCAACCCGTCATACTCTCCGCCGCCGGTGGCATACGATAAAAAAGACTTTTTGTTTCGCGCATTTAACACGTCATACTGCATCATGAATTTGAAGATTCGAACCTTGGGCCGATACTTGTTTAATCCTAAATCGGAGGAATACGTCCACGCTGGATTTTATATGCGAGGCAATTACCCGTTGAAAAATGTCAAACCGGTCGAGGACGAAAACAGCGGAGACGCTAAAATGAAATCGGATGCGGCAACAAATAATTCAATTGAATCTAGAGGAGGATCGACTCGAGCTGCTAATGTGCACACAGTAAATTATTTCTATGACGGACAAGGAAAAGGCGAATACGGATACATCGCGCGACCTGACATTTTTGGAACGACGCCGTACTCGTACGGAACCTCGCGCGGAGGAGTTGGGGCGTCAGATAAATACGTCGCCAAACACAAGCGAGACCTTGAGGAAGAAAAACGTATCACGGCCGAAAAACTTAAACAGTGGAAGGCGTCTCAAATTCGTCCGCCCATGGGGGTTGCTCCCGCACTTCTCAATGCCGGAGTTCAACCGTATGACTCGACAATAAATTTTTAGATTAAACATGTAAAACATATGATAAACATATTTAAAGTAATTGTAATGAGTGTATCTATCAAATCAATAAAACAACTATGCACTCACCACAACAACAACGCACTAGCCTTCCGTGTCCAACAGTGACTCATGTACCCGTTCTATACATTGAAGAGTCGATTAAAAGCTGTCGTCCCGAAGTCGATGGTAAATACGACACCGACTGGCGCGTTTACATTGTATATCGGTACGGCAAATATTTATTCATGGGTACCCGACAGCCGGTGACGACTGAGAACACGTCGAATACTCGCAAACATAAAAATAAAAACCGACTCCATCGGTCCGAGAAGAAGAATAAAAATACTAGTAATACTTCATGGCCGGTAATTTCTTTGTCGTTTGATTATCCATCAGAGTTGTATGAATATACGTTGTCATTATTCGGTGCTTCCAAGGCAAATGTCACGCTGTATGTTTCAACTGCTGAAACCTCGGCATGCATGGATGCGATGTTTACCACCCCATCGCATGCCAGTCTGCATCATATGGATAAAGAACGCGCAAATCGAAAAATGGAACTTGTCGGGTATGACCGCGTACGCTTTCACTCACAGTATTTTTCTGAATCTCGTCCGGGTAGAACAAACATTATAAAACAAATGCTGATCAATCTGGATTTTATGTGCCACGCCCCATCTGGAATGACGCTTTCATTTCGTTGTTTCGTAGACCCATCTTCTGAAGCAATCGATTCGACTGAACCAACTGACCCAATTGACAATCGCATCCATCCTGATCCTGATCCTGATCCTGAGGGTGAAGGCGCCTACGACTACGAGTATGACTGTTATGACTAGAAATAGATGATAGGTTAGTTCAATTATATATAAAAATCATATAAAATAAAAATGACATATACTATATTAACTAATTAACTAGACTATTATAGTATATATTATAGTATATTCTTGATTTAATGTCGCAAGAAACAACCCGTGTTTCGAAATGGGCGGCCGATATCCGAGCAATCAAAACCAAACTCACGCCCGAACACAGGCGACAGGCATTCACTCATCTCCAGTACATCGTCGCCTTCAATAATATTATATTTTACACCGGGTTATTATTTTCATTCTTGGACGCGTCCTATATATTTCCGTGGGTCATGATGGGAATGTCGATTAGTTCGCACTGGACGACAGTAAGCCATCATGTAAGTCATGGCGGATATACCGCCTCAACCGAATCCGAATCCGAATCTGAATCGGAAACCAAAACCAAAACCAAAACAAGTAAATACAATAAATATAACCGGTTCACATATGGAGTAAAACTGCGCCGGTTATATGACTGGATGGACTATATTTTACCAGAAGCGTGGAGCTGCGAGCATAATATATACCACCATTATAAATTAAATGAATACAATGACCCAGACAACGTTCAATCCAACCTCGCCATATTGCGCGCAATGAACGTCCCCTATATCATAAAATACGCGATTGTTGTATTTTTCGCGAGTACGTGGCGGTTGTTTTATTATTCTCCAAATTCATATAAATATTACAAGGCCGCGAAACTGAATTACGAAATGAAACCCGACGATTATAAGCAGATGACACTTGCAGGAGCATTTACAAATGAATGGCCAAAATGGATAAGCAAAATAGAATATTTTACATTGGTATTATTTCCTATTATCATGTATCGTATCGTTTGTTTCACCCCGATATACTATTTCCATATTTTATTCCCTGGTATTTTTACGATCCATCATTTATATAACGTCGTGATAAATTACGCCATCGCCGATCTATTCTGTAACGTTCACACGTTCGCAATTATTGTCCCTAACCATGCGGGAAGTGATATGTATTTGTATCGTACATCAGTAGGCCCAAAAAGCGACGAATGGCTGCTTAGGCAGTGTATTTCGTCAACGAATTATACGCTAGGTAATAATGTGGTCGATTATTTGCACGGGTGGTTGAATTACCAAATAGAACATCATATGTTTCCGGATTTATCAGCGTACGAGTATCAACTAATTCAGAAGGATGTGGAGTCGGTGTGTCGTAAATACGGTGTTCCGTATGTATGTGAGAACATTTTTGTAAGATTATGGAAGACGGTTAAGATCATGACGGGGCAGGAGAGCATTCCTTACTACGAAGGTAGTGAACTGGAGAAGGAGTTATGTAAATGAAATGAAATAGAATCATTTACGCGCCAATTTCGGTTGCTAGAATATTTTAATTCATTGTTAATTGATGTTAAAATATTTTATTTATTTTTTATTTTTTATTTTTTATAGTTAAACTATTCATCTATTTGCAGATTTAAATCATTTTTTTAAAAGTTTACCTTTCACGGCGGCCTTTGCGTTATAGTTGTGTGATTTTTTAACGGCTTTGGTTTGGCGAACCTTTTTCTTGTTCGCGTGGCGCTTTTTACGAGTTAACCGGCGGCCACCGGCGCCCGCTTGTTGTTCGGCTGCCGATGGTGCTGCTGCTGCCGCTTCAGCCTTCAGCCTTTCTTCCTCTTCCGCTTTTCTTTTAGCTTCTGCAGCTTCTGCAGATTCTGCGTCTAACGATTGTTGCGTTTCTTTCAAATCAGCTGTTACAACTGCCGAAATTTTAGCATCGATCACAATATCGTTTGCGATCTTTGCTGCTTCTTTCTTTTCAGTTGACGATGGTTCATTTTCGGCCTTTACAAATTTATCAACTCCCATTAAAAATTGCATAAATGCCTCATGAGTTACAAAATCGTATGCTCTAGATTTTAATTCTTGTATAATTGATACATCTCTTTCTAGAGAAGGTGGAGTTTCACGCCACTTCCCCCCCGTTTGTTGTGGCCGTAATAGTTTTTTGTCATCTATATCCAATTCTTTAATAGCGGCTTTTTTGGCATTTTGAATGTCTTCGAGGCTTAAAGTAGCAGTATCTGTAAGGTAAAACTTATTTCCTTTACCTAGTTCTGGTTTAGCATCATTTACCATTCGTACATATGGATCTATAACTGCCTCCTTTATTCTGTATTTAATTTCATCTGGATACGGACAATTTGGATGAGTTAATACTTCGGCCAAATATTTGATAAGACCATGTAACTTTTCTTTAAATTTACTGCGTCGATTTCCTACCGAATCCATTTCCATATTTTCAGGGTCCATGCAAACCCCTTCACTTTTTGTATTTGTAAGAAATCCGCCTCTATTACAGTAAGAGTAATCTACCTTTAATTTCAATATGTCGTTCAGCAATATTCCAATTATCATTTTTCTATACTCTGTACTCTCTGTGACTGCTTCGTTCGCGGTTTTTATAACATTTTTTTGTATGTCAGTACCTGTTAAAAGACCAATTTGTATGACATTCAGTACCATGCTGAATTCAGCCATTGCCGTTGTAAAATAAAGATTCAGTTTGACAACATCATCGTTCAATTTTTGATTCCACATTTCAACATCAAATGTAACTCTGAAAAAAAAATCTCCTAACCCTCCACCGGCTTGTTTCCTTTTAGCCTCCTCCTCCATTGCTTGGGTTGCAGCTGTTTCTGCTTTTGATTCTGCTTGTGCCGCTGCTTCCCCAAAATCAGGAAGTTTAGTTTGATTTTTCATACTCTGTTCAATTTGGCTTACATCATCTTCGCTCAACATTTTATTAAAACGGTCGAACAATATTTTCAACTGTGCCTCGATCTCTTTCAAGTTTACATTAAACTGATACCGTTGACTTATATTCATGGAAAGACGTACCAGTCTCTCGATTTTATTCAGCACAATCATAAACTCGTTCATAGTTCGAATTAAATTAAAATACTTCGCGTATTTATCCTGGATTTTAAGATATACGTAATATGATGCAACAACAATTGCAAAAATACCAGCAGCAAATAGTGCTTGCGGACCCGCAGCAGCAACAACCCCCGCAAGTAGTCCTGCAGTTTCTGGATTTTTTTGAAGTTGTGAAACAAGGCCCCACAATCCTGTAAATGCAGCGGCAATCATTGCTGTTTTGCCCGCTACTTTTTGCGACTTGGTTCCGACAAATGCCGACATCATTGCAAACTCATTTTCAATTCCTCTTGCAATATCCTGTCGTTGTTGTCTGAGGGCTTCTTCCCCGATCATTTTTGAATCAAAACTTATAGTGTGTACTCCTCTAGAGTAGTTTCTAACCATCGCAATAAGTGGAACTACTCGAGCAGCAGCATTTAGTTTACCTTGAAGCCATCCTATAGGTTTTTCTACGTCATATAACCGTTTAAAAAAAACTCCAACTGGTGTGTCTTTAAGTGCATCGGGAGTAAGGTCGCCCTTCGCGGTTTGTCGTAACTCATTGACACTGGTAAAAAATGTCGCCACATAACTGCGTTGCGTTAAAAGAGACGCTTTTTCCATCTCTAGAAGTTTTGTTTCTTCTTTTTCTTTTTCAGAGGCAGTTTTAGCCGCAACTTCTTTACGTTGGAGCTCTATAGCATCAGGCAGTCCTTCTTGCGTACCCCTAACAAGTGCCTTTATATTCATCAATAACGTATAAAGAACCATCTTATCTTTTAATTCTGTTGGTTCTTTAATCATTAATGTGCCATCAGTCTTCATTTTGGGATTATTATCAATCAGTTCAGCGAATACCTTTTCAAATTCTTTTTCATCATAATTTATTTTATTTTCATCTATTCCATCGGTTTTAGCACTCAATCCCTGTTTGATTAGGTCATCAAAGGATGGTGGAGTTGGGTCTTGTTTTTCTATTTTCGTGTATGTCACACCACCTTCTTCAAGAAGGGTGGTCACATCCGCCTCACTAACTGTTGTTATAACCGATATACCACCAGATTCGGTTTCAACAAATACATTAGGATCTTTTTTTTTCAAAATTTCACGAATGATTTCAACAAGTTTTTTATAGTCTGGTTCAGTTGTTGGATTAAAACTTATAATATATTTTGACCTTATATCAACATTACCTGTTTCATATGCTTCTATAAGTTTTTTTGATTCTTTATCATCGACTTTTACAGTTTTACCATTCGAATCTATTAACTCGAATTCTGGTTTTTTACTTATATACCATTTTAATTTTCTTAGTTGTTCGTCGGTAGAAACTTGAAAATTTGCCCTCACCGATTTCAACCTAAAATCATCTACTGGTAGTTTTGGTGGGTTATTTAACCCATACAGTGTAACATCATAGTCGCATTTAGAAATACCACATATGCCATCCTTTTTACATGTTGCTTTTGTTACCTTATTATCATTATTCGTTGCCCGTACACCATTTTTAACCTCGTCTTCCGATCTCTCTTTAGGGACTTCCACCTTCATACCGAATGAAACAGCATCCCCTACCCCCGTCGACCTTGCAATCTCTGACATATCTTCAGTGGTTATAAGCCCTTTTTTAACAACAGAATACTCTTGGTCATCATTAAGTTTTAATTTATTGCCATTTGAGTCCTTTACAACCCAATTTTGACCTTTTGCAAGTTTTTTAATCGCCGATACCGATGCAAGTACAGTCGCTGTGTATTTAGTCTCACCAACTTCAATACCAACCGTTGTAAACTCGGCTTGTACCTCGTCTACCGTAGAAGGAGTTGTAAGTTCATACGTAGTGTTTTTGCCTATAAAAGACACTCTGTCAATGTTCTTGCAAGAGTAACTTTTCTGGTTAACCGCTTCTTCGAATGCATTTTTCTTCTCCTTGGCTATTGTAACTTTTGTAATTTTCGAGTTTTCTAAAATTGTTATACTGGTTTTATCTTGGTCTGAAAAAATAATCGGTGCATCACTATCAATAGTATAGCCAGATACGGAAATACCAGTTGAGGTTTTTACATCTAACTTGTTTTTACTTGCGTAGTATTCGAAATCTTTTTTCTTGTCTGGTTTTATTTCAACCTCTACATCAGCTGACAATATAGGCCCAACAGTTAATGCGAGTTCTTTATATTTTTCACCTTCAAATTTTTCCGCCAGAGGTGTTGTAATTTCACGATCGCAGTTACGACACCCCATACTTCCAGTTTCTTTAAATGCATATCCGTATTTTTGTAACTGCTTTTTTAGATCGTCTGAGTTTGCTCTGGGTATAGTAGCTTTTGTAATTTTAGTCCCTGTAGGAGTAGTATTATCCGCCAAAAAATCAGAAAGCCCGGATACAAAGTCCCCGTTACCAGTAACTTTATATTTGATGGATCCTTCTTCTGTACCTCCGAATTGATGTGTCTTTTTCGTATACCGGCGAGGTTTACGTCCATTGAATGGATCTACTTTTTGACTCATTTTTGCGTTTCTTGTTTCTTATCTATTATCTATTACAATATTTTTTATTGGTTTCTTTAAAATATTAAAATATTAAAATATTATTATTTATTATTTGTTTTTATTAACTGTAATTCTAATTCGCTAAAAACTTAATTAGGTTTTAGCTGCAAATAAACCTGTTAATATGTCGTAAAGCCCGTCTCCGGTCAGTTTAATATTATTGAGTTGATCGGCTACATTCAGTCCAACAATCGATCCGGCATAAATCCGAAACGGTTTTCCTAAAACGTTAATGAATCGAATAACTGATCCACTCGAATTCAAAATATTGGTTCCGTTGAACGTGTACGCCACCCCGTTCACCTTGACAGTCTCGTTGCTGTTCATCGGGATATACAGCGATGCATTGTTCGACACGTCCTGGGTGGACACTGTAACTACCTTCTCGTTATTTGCATTATATGTCGGAGCCTTCACGACGAATGTCGCGCCTGAAATATCAGGAATAGGTGTTGTGATTGCCGCATTAATTTCCGCACCGCTCAACGGGGTCGAAATTTGAACTGCCCCAATTGCGACATTGTTTGCGTTTCGCAACAGTTGCAGTTTCTGTTTGGTGCTGAATACGGGCAAGTTGGTTGCACCGGAAATATCAGTATTTATGAAACTGGCGCCTGTGATGTTCGCGCCCGACAAATCTGCATTTCTTAAATTTGTATTCGCGAGAGATATATTGGCCAGATTCGTTCCTACCAATGATACGCCTGTTAAATTTTTGCTCGCGAGACTGGTAGTTACAACGGTACCTGCGAGGTTTGCAGCAGCTCCAATGGTCATCGTGAATGTTGTGTTTGTAGGCGCATTGTACTGTGCACTGGCCGCCTGAGCAGCAGTTATTGTGACTGAACCAGTATCAACTAAAGTCACAAGTCCCGTTGTAGATCCGACAGTTGCAATCGCGGTATTACTGCTGGTATACGTTACCGCGCCACTGCTTGCGCTACTGGCTATAACCGTGAATGCGTCATCGGTTAGGATTTTCGTTGTAGGCGGACTGACAAACGCCAGTGCGGTTGTTCCCTTTAAAACCGTTAGCGTATTGCTCGTAACGGGCGTAGGCGCATTATACTGGGCAGATTCCGCCTGGGATGCCGTAAATGTCGCAGTGCCTGCAGCCACCAAGGTGATTATGCCACTGCTAGGATTGATTGTTGCGACACTGGTAGCGTTGCTTGAATACGTGATTGCGCCGCTACTGTCACTCGTCGGTGCTGTGATGCTGAACGGCACGGCTCCAAACGTTTTCAACCCAGTAACCGTAATTGGTGGTCCAGATACCCAATTTGAAATTGAACCTGACAGACTAAAATTTTGTAATGTTCCGGTATATCCACCCGTTATCATATTATTTGTAGTTGTATTTATTCCACTATTACTACCATTTGCGGTTCCTTGGTCTAATCTATTATATAATATCAACCCATTTTCATTACCAACAAGTTGTGTTAGATAATTATTATAAATTTCGGCTGGTGTTCTAATTACATTCCAAATTCTTACTTCTGCAATAGACCCGCGATAACCCATTTGATCATTATCTATTCTTCCATCACCAACTCTAAAATTTGTAATATTATTTGATGTATCTGATAATAATCCTAATGTTAGATTTATTTTTGAAGAAACAAGAATACCATCAATATATAATTTAAGTTCACCATTTTGTTTATTATAAGAACCTGCTACATGATGCCATGTAGAATCTGCATAAGTATTTATACTTGAAATCCAATCCGAACCCATTGTCGCCACATCCGATCGGGTACCTGACAACGTTTGAACAAAAAACCTTACTTTATTATTTTCCATATCTATAAAAAATACAGACGAATTTGTAGAACCACCCGAATAATTACGAGCCATTAATATGGGATATATATCTTGTGGTGCACCAGGATTATTAAACCAACATTCTAATGTACACGTTGTTCGAAATTGAGTTCCGGTTGATCCAGTCATTAAAGCAGGAAGCCCATAATTAATTCCATCATTAACTCCATCAAAATTTAAAGCATTTACTGTATTTGATACAGTAGCAACCGAGAATGATGACAGGGACGTTGTTCCGCGCGAAACCGTGAGCGTGTTGCTTGTAACAGGCGTAGGCGCATTATACTTATTTGATTCCGCCTGGGACGCCGTGAACGTCGCAGTGCCTGCAGCCACCAAGGTGATTATTCCACTGCTAGGATTGATTGTTGCTACGCTGGTAGCATTACTCGAATACGTGATCGCGCCGCTACTGTCACTCGTCGGCGCTGTAATACTGAACGGCACTTCTCCAAACGTTTTCGACTCGGCAACCGAGAATGATGACAGGGACGTTATTCCCAACTCAACTGTCAACGTGTTGCTATTTTTAACAGCAGACGCATACCGGCTCGTAGGAAGTTGCGTAGCAATGAAATACACAGTGCCTGCGCCAACCAGGTTTATAAAGTTTCCGGAAGCGTCAATGGTGGCTACCGCAGTGTTGCTGCTGCTATACACGATTGCGCCGCTGTTATCACTAGTTGGGGCAGTTGTAATGTTAAACGACGCATCACCAAACCTTTTGTTAGAAGCGACTACAAATGGTGAGGATCCCAGCGTAGGTACTGTGCGCGGATCAGAAAAAACAATACCACTAGAAAGCATACCATCACCGCCATATAGCGAGTACGGTATTGAATCTAACGTTACTGAAGTTGTTGGTACATATGTCCCACTTGCATCCAGTGTATATACAAATGATCCGTAGTTCACGTATGTTGTTCCAGACACTTCCACGAGCTCTCCTTCCTCGCATGCAATAATTACACTTCCTGCGTCGGATGTAAAGGTTGCTGACGTGGAATAAGAGTGAGATGAAGAAGGCGCATATGCGGGTACAATAATACGGAGCTGTTTAGTGGTTGGAATATTTGGGTTGATTTCTATAATGTTTCGAGCGGTCGATAATGTAAAAACATTATTGTTTAGTGTCGTTAAGTTTGCGCGGCGGCGATTATTCTTATTTCTAAGAATATCATATCTATCCATATCAGTATAATATGACTTATTTAGGTCAAATGTTGTTTCACTGCTTTTTAAAGCTATATACGCCTCTCTATTAGCGTATATGTTTACAACATTGGAACTTATATAAGGAGCCACACTACTTGAATTCCCACCCGCACCATTAGTCGGGTTCCAAGTTATAACTTTACCGGCATTGGTCAAGGCTGCAAACGAGCCCGATGATTGATATACTGCCACAATATTGGTTAATTGAGAAGATACGGAACTCGAGTCTCCGCCATAATACCCGTTTCCTGTTGTAGAATCCCATGTCACAACACTTCCGTTAATTTTTAACGCCGCAAAATTATAAGAGTTGCTATATATTGCGACAACTCCGGACTCCAAGGCGGAAGCTGCAGATGTTGACTGTTTTCCACCATTACCACCCCATGTAATAACACTGCCATTGCGTTTCAATGCTGCAAATGCATACCAGTTCGAATATATCATAACAACACCAGAAGTTAAACTTGCAGTTACTGAACTTGTATTTCCACCGCTAACTGCCGAGGCTGGACTCCCACCATAACTTGCAGCTCCCCATGCGACAACACTGCCATTACGTTTTAACGCCGCAAATGCCTGTTGTGTACCGTATACACTAACAACATCGGACAATAACTGCGAAGATACAGAACTTGAGTCTCCACCATATGACGGTTTTCCCCATGTAACAACACTACCATCCGTTTTTAATGCCGCGAAAGCACCGCTGTTAGGATATACCACGACAACGCCAGAATCTAAAAGACTAGCTACTGAAGTTATATCTCCACCCCATTCGGAGTCTCCCCATACAACTACGCTACCATTACTTTTTAAAGCTACAAAAGCGGAGGAGTTGCTAAATATCTTAATGACCCCCGAGGCCAAATTTGCAGTAACGTTACTCGGAGAAGTTTGGCTTCCGCCACGCGATGATAAGCCCCATGAAACGACACTCCCACCGGTTTTTAACGCCGAAAATGCATACCCAGTAGCATATAATGCAACAACCCCAGTTGATAAACTAGTAGCAAGTATACTTCCGGTTGCTGGCGTAATCGAGCTTCCGCCACCATCAGTCCCCCACGAGACTACACTACCGTTACTTTTTAAGGCCGCAAATGCATATTCTGTACAACAGATTGTCACGACCCCTGACAATAAACTAGAACCAACTGAAGACGAATTTCCACCGAATGACGAGTCTCCCCATGCAGTAACACCACCGTTACTGTTTAATGCTGCGAAAGCTCTCGAAGATCCCAAAACAGAATATACCGCGACAATGTTGTTAGAACTTCCATACAGATACTGTGTACCGCCATCGCCTGACGATCCCCATGTAAACCCCTGACCCACTGCCAAAGCCTTCGTTGGTTGTTGTGGTCTACCAAGCCCCCATGAATTATATAACAAAATTCCTCGATACTCCTCGATTGAATCAGTGAAATACACGGTTTTCAAGTTGATGCCGGTATGCGACTCCAAGAACCAGTCTCCTCCCAATTCAGCAGCGCCAGTGTCATCCGTAGATGCTCGTATAGTCACGCCAGTCTGCGTGGTCAGCGTATCGATCACGTATTTCCAATCCGGGTCAGAATACAGAGCACACGCCATCATATCGAAATGCGCAGCACCGTGATCGGTCTTGCACCACGATATAAAGTCTCGGAACTGGGTCCACAATGTAAGGTCGGGGTCCTGTGTGGCAACTTGAACCACGGGCGATACATCCGCCGATGCCAGCATAGTAAACATCGGTGCTTTATAATTGTGCTGGATGAGACCTACCGAAGGCGATGCAATTCCGAGTTCACGCATTCGCGTTTTCACTGTATCGAACGTATCTTCATAATAATCAAAAACAACGCCCACCGCTAAAGCGGGATCGATCGCGGCGACGATTGTTTCATAGTCCTGGACCCGTTTATCGATCAGTAAAATGTTCATGTTTTTAATATTTCGTTTAATATATAGTCTCAATAAATAAAATAAAGTAACGTTTTTACTTATTTTATTTCAGTTATAATTATAAATGAATTTAATTATTTATTACTATGTTACAGCTTGAAGTTTACAGCTTGAAGTTTACAGCTTGAAGTTTACAGCTTGAGTGGCGTTGGGAATCCAACAAGGTTGGCGCCGATACCGAATCCTGCACCGGTACGGGCAGAAACACCCATGCTGGGAATGTATGTGTCGAGAATGCTAAATGTCGCTGCAGCAGTTAATGCGATCAGTGCAACTTCATCAAGATTCAATGACCGTTTGGGAATAGCATATGCTGCGATTGCAACCATAACACCTTCGACCAAATACTTAATGGTGCGTTTGACAAGTTCTCCTAAATCAAAAACGTTGGACATTTTTATATATGTAGTTGTGCGGTTATACTAATTGTAAATATTTTATAATTATAAAAAAGAAAAAAATATTCGGTATACTTTAATTATTTCAATTATTTCGATCTTTCAGTTATTTCATTTTTTCGATTTTGAATACTTCCGAAATAAACTTTCTTATAATATCTATAACATGTATAATATGTACGTATTGAAAATACTTAAACCCAATCCCAAATACTTTTAATAATTATATACCATGACACCGCCATCATCATCATCATCATCCTCATCAATTCCTAAAGGAGTTACCCCTAAAACAAGCCCCGCTTATGTCGACTTGCTCGAAGAAGATAAACCCATCGCGGGTCAAAAATTCGTGTGCTTGTCATTTGTTTCGCCAGAGGATATTTTAGAACAAAAGAGTCATTTCTTTTTCAGGGAGTTTCTTAAGTCGTGGGAGTTTAATAAATCGGTTGAAAAGTATACCCAATTCCTGAACTTTGTGGCGTTCAAGTACAACGTAGAGTTCAATTCTCTCTATGAAGACTTGCAAGCATTCATCAAAGAGGAAAAGGCTGATCTCGAATCTACTCGTATTGCAGACGAGTACAAGACGTTTGTAGATAATAACGAGGAACACCTTGAAGGCGAGTTCAATACCAAACACGATTTTCAAACCTCCATTCGTGGAATCAAGGTGCGCGGAGTGTATCCCACCCAAAAAGAAGCCGAGCTGAGGTGTAAAATGTTGCGCGAAGTTGACCCCAATCATGACGTATATGTAGGCCCCGTGGGAATGTGGATGCCGTTCCACCCGGATGCGTACAAGACCGGGCGCGTGGAGTACATGGAAGAGACGCTGAACCAGTTGATGTCAGAGAAGAAGACAAATGAAGAAAAGGCCAAGCTGGAATTCGACCGACGCATCAAAGAAACCAAACAAAAGGCCATGGAAGAGAACAAACGTAACGCCGAGAAATCAGGAAACAAGTTGACACAGATCATGAACAAGGATGGCGATCTTGTCAATGTCGCGCTCGTCAATGAAGCCGATTTGTATAGCACGTCCGAGGAAGTGAAACGCGAACTGTTTGAAGGCGATAATATCGTCACCTCGACCGGCGGCGATTATGGCGCAACCGAGATTCTAGACAGAATGAAGCGTCGCGACCAATCGGCTGAATCCGGGTCCGATGAAAAATTAAAAGAGGACTGAATTAGCCTTTAAAATTTAAATTCTATTATTATTTTTAATGTATTATTATTATTATTATTATTATTACTATTGTTGTAACTATAATCATAATATCAATTCTCTCTTCTTCCTTTACCATCCACCACCCGTCTTGTTCTTACTTACCTTTATTTTGGGTCCTTGGCCTTTCTTCTTGATATTGGCCGGGTCATAAACTTCTTCTTCATCATCCGAGTTCATATTCTTTGAAATATCCCAGAACTCTTTTGAGCCCAATTTAAACGGACCGTGGTGTTGCGCCTTGTACCAGAAAATTTGATCTTGCAGTTTATTTGATTTGACGTTATTGTTGATAACAAGACATTCGAAATTTTCAGTGCACTGGTCCATAACTTGACAAAACGACTCGAATGTTGGAAACATACCGGCATAATTCTCGTAAATGCGTTTGCGGTTGGCAATATACGGCTCGCGCAAAATAAACACGTAGTCGATATTGGTACGCAAGTTGGGCGGAATACCGAGCGGGTACTGCATTGTAATCACAAGCATTATCTTCCAGTGACGTCCGTTCATAAACAGCAGACGCATCATTACATCTTTGGTCCATTTATTGTCGTACAAACAATCATCCAGCACAACAAACGTGCGCGGATCAATGGACGATTTTTTGTAGGTTTCGATTTCCTTCTTCATTTGTTTTAAAACGGCTTTTTGGCGTTTCAAAATGTTTTCGATAATTGCGGTATTATATTGGTCATGAATAAACAGTTTGGGCACATGTTCGCCGAAAAAGTTATTTCCGGCCTCCGTTCCCGAAATGACGGTTCCAATCGGAATATCCTGATGGTAATACATTAAATCCTGAATCAAAAAACTTTTACCGGTATCTCTTCGTCCGATGAGAACGATAACGGGACCCTTGTTTTCATTCGGTTTGAAACTGATCGACCGCATGTCGAATTTTGAAAGTTCTAAATTCATGGTTTCAGTGTTTTGTTTTTACTCTTTAGTCTGTGTTATAAATAAAATAACATATTTTAAGTATTTTATTTTTATATTGTATATAAATAAATGATAAAAGATGTTGAAAATAAAAAAGAGTCGTAGATATCGTAATACCAGAAAAAAGAAACGACATGTGCCTATACATATACCAATGATGCGAGGCGGTACAAGAGTCGTACTGCTGTATAACAGTGGCCGTAATAGAGTGGGACGTCTAGCTACAACTGATGATAACGAAATCATTTCGAGTAAATTTTTAGAAAATATTGACTCAGTTTCTACAGTATCAACTAGTTCATTATGTTCTATGATACTGAAAGGCGCCCTAAAGGTTGGAAGTAGTATTGAAATTAGGAGTCAAGATATGACTAATCGCTTAATCCATACCCCTAATGTAGGGGTTTCGATTAATACCGTATGTATGAAATTTACACTTGTACGACCTGACAATTCCCAACAATTACCAATACAATGGACCGACTCGAACGCTAAAGTTATAAACAAACTAGTTTTAACTGAAAATGAATGCAATACCGAGATCGAAACACAACGAACCATGTATCAAGACTTGTTATGCGGTGATAACCCGCGTGAACTTATCCCAGATGCTCTTGCGAGTATTTTATTGAGTTCTCACGAAATTGAATCTTTTATAAGTCGCGTCAAATATCTAGAAAACTCACATAAAGTTGTTCTCTGGCTAAAGAATGCTGCTCTCAAATATAAGTTAAAAATTCATATCATGTTTATGGATTTTCTTGAAGGTTATAAAACAGTAGATGAATATTATGACGAATATAGTGCCGATCTGAAGTCCCTTGAGATTAAGCAGGATGACCAGGAGCAGGAGGGGGATGAACAGGAACAGGAGGAGGATGGACAGGAACAGGAGGGGGAGGAGCATGAGCAGGAGCAAGAGGAGGATGGGGAGGAGCGAGAGCAGGAGCTGAATGAACATGAAGAAACAACAGAATTGCAGAAGAAAATTAATGACCGTCGCGAGCAACTTATCCAGCAGTACAATCTAGTGGTAACTGACGCAGGATATATTTTGGTAATGATTGTTTTAATGACCGCGGGAATTCCTTGGGATTTACATCGTAAGAATATCTTAGTTAACTCTGAAACACGTAAAACGAAATGTGTTGATTTAGGACGAATAATATTTTTGAATGGTTATTTTACCTATAATTTTGATGTTTTTTCGAAAAACCACGGTCCTCTTTGTGCTGCTTTTTTCATAAAAGATTCATTTTCAAATCATCTTAGCCGTGTAGATGATTACTCTAAGAAAAAATATGAATTTCATTCATTAGTCGATGATGAAAAAACGAAGCGAGTATATGAGATACTTGTATTTGTTGCATTTATTGATGTTATCATGAATTATCATTTTAATAATCGTATAACCATGAAGTGTTTTTGGATATTATGCGAACTTTTCAATTTTTCATGCGATCTCGGCGTCGAATCCTTTTTTAAGACATTTCCTAGTAGTTATACCAATCTTTCAGAAGAATTAAAAACCACTCTTAATTTTGAATATATAGCGGAAACTGTAGGGCAGTCTATAGGTCTGTGTAAGATTCCACAACTGACACGCGGCGAATCATTTCGACCGCCGAATAAAGCCGCCAGAGATGCAGCTGAAGCAACCGCCGCCTATGACGCAGAAGTTCTCTCTATATCCGCTAAAGAAGAAAACCCTCCTCCTCATTTAGATCATTCTGAAATTAATAAGTTTTACGAATCATTATCTTTAAAATTTTATCCACTTGATTGGACGAAACTCACGCCCCCTAATACGGAGGATATCGAGGATGATGCCGCCCTAAAAGCAGCAACAAGCCAACGTAATGCTGACTTTGATCGTAGTGTTAGTTTGGCTCTTAGTAATAGGACGCATTTTATGATAGGTACTAGAACTGACCCCGATTTTACATTTGGTCACATGTTAATGTATAGAAAATACATGAACAAATTTGAATATTATGATGAAAAAAAATATAAACCTATATTTATTGATGTTTCTGTTTCTGTTCCAAGGGTGTATGTTGCAAGTGAAAATAACAGTCTTGCAGATACTACTAAACAATATTTACGAATGTCGCTACAAGCTATTGAAGGTAAAGGGTTTCTTTATATCGAAGTAGATGAATATGGCCGGGTTCTTGATAAAACTAAGCATGAAGAGACAAGTGACATGCTTGCGAGTGGATACCCAAGAGAATCATCATTTGATAGAATTTTTGACCTATTTATAAAACATAGTTCATCGCCTGAAAATTTAAAAAAGTGTACCGATGTATGTGAACATATAGTAAAAAATAGTAGTAGATGTAGCAAAATGAAGAGAGCTTTAAAAGTTTCAGAAGGTGGTTCAAGAAAACGAATAATAAAATATTTCAAAAAATCCAAATCAAAATCCAAGTTCAACCGCAAATTCAAATCCAAATCCAAATCCAAAACGAAACGCCGGCATAAAAAATAATTGAACATTATATACCTTTTAAGTCCTAAACTTTTTGCACGTTACTCAACGCTTGCGATTTTAATCGATCGCTGTTTTCTTTTTGGGCTTTTTTGCAGCACGCGTCCAGATTGTCGCACTGGTGTAATTCCGGAAGACGGTGTTGCGTGCAGTACTTCAGAGTGCAATAACAACAGTCCCCAATAATTGGGGCGCGTTTGTTCTTGCATCCTTCATAGTCGCATCTGCATCTAAAACTTGAATTGGGCTTGGGCTTCGGGATCGTCGATTCTGTTGTATTTGTCATGGCTGTTATTGTCATTTGTTAAGTAAGTGTTTCTGCTAATTCGAAATGACAAATCAATTTGTTTTTATAATTTTTATAATTTTTATAATTTTTATAATTTTAAAAATTTAATCTTATGTTTATGAAAAATTAAAAATTAAAGAATACGTATAATTTATCAATAAAAGTAACAGCTAAAAGATAAAAGCTAAACCTTCTATCTATTAAATAAAATGTCGACACCGAGTCCGGCAAATATAACTGCGACTAATGTTGTAAGTGGAGATGTTATCAACGTTCTCGTTCAATGGTTTCCTCCGAGTAACGGAGGGTATGCAATTACAAGTTACCGTATTCAATATTCTCTCACTAACTACATTGAGTACATCACTAAAGAACTGATACTGGCAAACACGCCATCTGCAGTGGATCCCGTTACGGGTCGGATAAGCTACCTCATCACACAACTAACGAAAGGTGGAAAATACCAGATTCGTGTTGCAGCCGTCAATAGTTTCGGTATGGGTCAGTATTCCAATTTATTGTTAGCATTTCCAGGCACCGTTCCTGCAACGCTTAATGCAAGCACGTTTGAAGTCTATGCCAGTCGAGGGTCTACTCTTGCCACCGTTTACTGGATAAAACCGTATGACGGTGGATACCCAATTACCAAATATCTTTTGCGATACCGGTCCATTACAATCGACGTTGTAAATAAAGTACCAATCCTTTCAACCATTCGAGACCCAAGTTCGGCATGGACAACTCCATCTGAAATTTCAGCGACCTTACAATCTTCGGTGGTTCCAAATCTCTCAAATGGGACATACTACCAGTTCGAAGTTGCTGCCGTGAATGATGTTGGAATAGCAGCTTACAACGGCCCCGTCGTCGTTAAACCTGGAGATATTCCGGGCCCATTTACGGCAAATATTAGCACGGATTTCGTTTATTCGATCAATGCGAGAAACAACGGTCGTATTTTTTTAGAATGGACGCCGCCCCAGTACGATGGCGGATACGACCTCGAAAATTACGTTGTTCATTATAAAAGTTCAAACGATATTTATTTCACAAAGCGCGTTTTGCCGTTAACGCAGCGTCAAATTCCTGCTGGGTTGCGCAGCACGGCCACGTTTTCAAGAAACCTCGTCGTGGACTATTACGGCGACTTGTCTGCCAATCCGCCAATTCCTATTCAAACCCCACTTTTAAATGATGTACCATACAGTATTCGTATCGGGGTTCAAAACGATGTCGGGATTCGGTGGATTCCTGAACGTGCGAATTCCACCGAAATATATGCTACCGTAATTCCAAATACTTTTGCCAAACCTGTCCTAGATTTAAGCGCTACAATTGCAGACCAGACCGCGAAGTTATCATGGAGGTGGAACGATGCCAGTTTGAACAACGGGTACCCTTTGAATGGCGCGTACCCCCTCGACGGCAACAACAATCGTCTGAAAAATTATTTTGTGGTGCGATATCGTCCATATAATGACTTGTACTGGCATCAGCTTGTTTATCCGCACGCCGCAGAAAAACTAGACGTAAATAGTACGCTCAATTCGTATTCGATAACAATAGCTGAAACGGGTAGAGATACAAGTTATTCCAATGCTAATCCAGACCAACTGTTTGAACGGAATGCGTATCGAGGAGTTCAGTACAATTACACAAACGCGGTGCGCGACGTTTCGGTCAATATATATAACCGTCTAGATCCCTCTTTTGCGCCGTTTCAAGAACAGCAACCATTAGTGAACGGTGTACCGTACGATTTTCAGGTCGCTGCAGTGAACCATATTTTACGCGGACCGGATACGGGCATCGCAATTGGAGAGTACGCCCAAACGCGCCAAACCCCAGGTCGTGTCCCGGACCCCCCCGCCCTGTTTCGAATCCAGCGCGGAGAACAGCAGTCCACGATATTTTGGAACGCGCCGGTATCCGATGGTGGGTACCCTGTAACCACATACCGGCTACGAACACGAACAGTCAGCTTTATGACGATGCGCACTTCCACAGACGAACCTCCACTGAATGACGCAGTAATTTACCCGACAGTTGCAAGTTATAGCCGGAACGGCGTGGGCGTGAATTCGGGTAATGCGTCTGTTCCGAACGTAATATCAAGTCGGTATACGGATCCATCTGGTGATGACATGTGGGATCAAACAATATTAACATATCCGAGCAGTGACCGTTCGGCTACCCTGCCGTTTGTAAAATTCAAAACAAATGAATTGTTTGATCTTGCACTTAGTTCCGGAAACATGCTGGGATACGGTCCCGAAGTATTTATTACTGATAAATGTAGCAAGCGACCGTATCGCCCAGATCCTCCCACAAATGTTACTGCTCAAATGATAAAAGGCTTAAGTGACGGTAAAGGTGCACTATTTTTAAGCTGGACTACTCCCGACTACTCTGGCGGAGACCTGACAGTAAGTTACACTTATGAAATCCAGTACGCATTGATAGAAGCCAGTCCGCTCGAATCGAATCCGGATCCCGTAACATATCCAAATCCCGCACTGGATCAAACATGGCAACCGCTTAGTTCCAACGCACAACTGTTCGGCGAATACGGTTCGCTGTCATCGAATACGAAAACTCCCGGTACTATCATAACCGCTTCATATTCTATTTTTGCATCGCAAGGTGGTATGATCGGAGACTCATTTATTCGATGGATACGTATTCGATCCGTTGCAATTCCACTCGAACTCGGACTTAGTATCGAATCGCGCGGAGACTTAGATAGTTTATGGGCGGTATGTAATGTAATCACATTGGATTAAGGATATAACTACCTACCAAGATAACTAATTAAAATCAATAGATATCTACATGTAATATAATAAATAATACATATATCAACACTATGCCAACAACATCTGATTCGCTTCGAATCGCAGGAGATATTCACAAACATGTTCGCCGAAAAATGAGAGATTCAAACATCCTGGTTCCAGGAGCCAAGTTAATTGATATCGCAAATTTTATTGAAACGGAGACAAAAGCGTATGCAAGTATCGCGATAGATGCAGTAAATGGGTATAGTATAAATGGCGGAATCGGATTCCCAGTAGGGCTTTCTGTCAACGACTGTGCTGCGCACTATCATCCCCATTCACAAGATACCCACGCTGTTCTCTCACATTCAGATATCGTAAAGGTGGATTTCGGAACGGAAGTGAATGGATGGATTGTTGATTCCGCATTTACAACCCGGATTGACGATCATTCTATTTCGTCTTCTGTACAAGGACAAGGCCTGTTAAGGCGAACACATTGTAATTCACATTCATTTACGGTTGATGATTGCGATTCTCTCATTTCTTGTATGAAAGATGCAACTGAGTTGGGTATTCGCAATATCGGAATAGATGTTCGGATATCGGATTGGAGCGCTTCCATTGAAGAGTTGATACGGTCACACGACGATGTGTTCCCAATTTATAACTTGACAGGTCATGATATAAAACATGAAATAATCCACGGAGATGTAAGACTGCCGTCAGTACAGAATGCAGTGGATGATAAAAACGAGAGATTCAAAGAAGGCGTGTATGCAATTGAAACGTTTGGTGCCAGACTTCCGAAAAAAAAAAGTGTTTCAACTCCGAAACAAGTTGAAGTTGATGAGCGCGGGGAAAGTACCATTTTTAGGTTAGACCCTCAGCTAGCAAAGTACTCTGCGGCAGAACTTCGAAATCGTATCCCTATCTTCAGAATTCAATCTGTTCAGAGAGTATTCTCTCAAATACGTAGCCGGTTTCGAACTTTACCATTTTGCGAGAGATATATGCAGTCGTGTGATCGAACCCCCATATCGCTCCTTGTAAAAAATGGGATATTGCTCAGCTACCCCCCGCTGTGTACCGACTCTGGAAGCATTACCGCACAATTTGAACATACCGTTTACGTAAAAGATTCTACGACCGTTTTTTCGAGAGATGATGATTATTAAATGACTATTGAATTTATTTTTGATTTTCCGAATTTATGAATTTACGAATTTACGAAATTCCGATTTTATTACTTTTTATATATTTTAAACAACAATATTTTACACATGGATCAACGTAACAAAAGAATATTGATGAATAAATATAATATATTAAGTGTCAAAATAACTTAAACAAACCTTACTACTAAGAGTATAAAACACCAAACCAACAAGCTCTCAAATCCGTCAATTAAAATGGCCAAACAATCTTCTTCGTCTTCAGCCCCCGTCGCTGCTTCTTCTTCTTCTTCTTCTGCCGCCGCTCCCGCTGCCCAGAAGCCTAAGACCCCCAAGCCCGTTGCTGCTGCTCCCGCTGCCGGCGCAGCCGCCGCTTCTGAATCCAAGCCCAAGGTTGTCAAGGCGCCCAAGGTCGCTCCCGTTTCTGGAGCCCCGTCTGCTGACGCGTCTCAGCAGAATGTTGCAAGCGCTCCCGTGACTGGAGTCGCCCAGGAGGGCAGCTTGTTTGCTGCATCTCACAGCAAGTTACAGACCCTTGTTGCCGCAATCGCAGCTCTTCGTTCTGAGCTGAGGGGCATTGAGCGCCAGGTTGAGCGCGAGCTCCGTGTTGCTCGCAAGGCCAGTGAGAAGAAGCGCCGCAAGAACATCAACCGCCAGCCATCCGGCTTTGTCAAGCCTACCCTGATTTCCAATGAGCTTGCTGCCTTCCTTGGCAAGAGCAGCGGTTCTGAAATGGCCAGGACCGAGGTTACTCGCGAGATCAACGCCTACATTCGCGACAACAAGTTGCAGGACAAGGACAACGGTCGTCGCATCTTGCCCGATGCCAAGTTGAAGAAGCTCCTCAAGCTCAAGGACGGTGATGAGCTGACCTACTTCAACTTGCAGCGTTTCATGTCCCCTCACTTTTCAACTGCTGCCAAGTCTGTCGCTGGTGGTGCCGCCGTCGCTGCCGCTAAGTAATTAACGCCAAGTAATTTGACTTGTTTAAAATGATAAAATTTAAAATAATAAAACCAAAACCAAATAAAAACCAAAAAACCGAAAACCCAAGAAAAAGTAAAACCACCTAAAAAAAGGGACTTTGGTCTAGGGGTATGATGCTTGCTTTGGGTGCAAGAGGTCGGGAGTTCGATTCTCCCAAGTCCCCAACAAACAACAAAATAAGTTTAACGTAAAACCATATAAACTTATTTTAGTTATTTCACTAGTTAACCAGTAAACAAACCCTATGCATCATTCACATAATAGATGTGGAACAAATACTAATATGAGTAGTAATAATAGCAATAAGAACAAT